GGCCCGACTCCTTGGCCACCGTCACCGTGGTCGCGTTGGTCATGCAGCCCACCGGCAGGCCGGTGCCCGCGCCAAACAGGATCGACTCGTTGGTCTTCCAGCGAATGGAAGTGGCGATCTTGTCGGGCAGGTAGGTCGACAGCGCATTGGTGTCGTCCAGCAGCTCGTCCGTCACCGGCACCAAAGCCATAAGCTTTTTGAGGCGCAGGCTCGACAGACCCAGCACCGGCTTGGTGGCACCGGCCGGATTGGCTTCGCCTTGCCAGTAGGCACGGATGCCGTTGGTGCCCCAGGGTGTGGTCTCGTCCTTGGGGAAGGCCATGGTGTTGCCTGTGATCTCGACGTTGTCGGTCAGCGGCAGCAAGGAGTCTTCACCCAGGGAGAGCTGGAAAATTTCTTGAGCGAATTGGGGCGGCACCAGAAAGCCACCGTCTTGCGCCGAGCCTTCGTTGCCAAAAGAGGCAGGGGCGACGGCACCGCGACCGGAGCCAATCAGGAGGCGCTCGTCGATGGCGCTGCCGGGGTTTTGGGCCTGACGCACGGTTTTGAGGAAGTCACCCACGGTTTTGAAGCCGTGCTTGGGGTCGACTTCGAGGTTGTCGGTGACGGAAATCACCGTGGCTGTGTGACCATGGGAGACTGCTGAATAGGCTGCGTTGTTCACATTGGCCACGTTGGCCACATTAGCCATATGTGCCTCTTCGGCGATCAGGGCAGCCTCGCGGTCGATGGCTGCTGACGCCGCCTCGATCTTGGCCTTAAGGGCGTTGAAGGCATTCAACTCCTCATCGGTCATGTCGCGCTCTTCGGCGGCGGCAATATCGGTCAGGGCGCGGGCGTCCTTGACCAGGGTGGCTTTGCGAGCTTGAAGCTCGCGCAATTGCTTACTCATTGGTGTTGCTCCAGAAATAAAAATGCCGCCCGGGCAGTAAGCACGGGGCGGCGGTTTGAGGCGCGACCAACGGGTCGCAGACGTGAAACAGGCCTCTACGGAGGCCTGTCAATTTGAAAGATCAGAGTTGCGATTGCATGGTCACGATCGCTTGACCAGGTCTTTGACCGTTGCGAGCGGCAAATACAAAAACAACGGGTTGTCCGCAGTGGCAAGGAACCCGTGGTGCGCGTAGAACTCGGCAGCGCTTTGGTCCTTGGCATCGACCATAAAGGCGTAGGCAGCAATCTCTGCCGTGACTGCCCGACGCAAGGCATCGGCGAGCAAAGCCGCCCCTAAACCCTTACCCTTGAAGTCCTGATCCACAGCCAGACGCCCCATGCGCACAGCAGGCACATTGGGGTACCTGGGCAGTTTCTTGGATAAGCTCTCAGCCAGGTCTGTCAACAAGATGCTGGCCGAGGCCAGCGTGTAATACCCCGCCACCCGGCCCCTGGCATCCAGGGCCGTGAAACATGCAGTCACACGGCGCTTGATGTCCTGACTGACCTGGGTTTTGAAGTACCTGTCCAGCGGCTCAACACCACACGCGAAGCCCGAGCGGTCTGCGTCGAGATCGAGCGGGACAACGGAAAACGGGCCCGGCATCAAGCCGCCAGCAGCTTGTTGGCCTTGGCAAATGCGCGCTTGAGTGCGGCATTGGGCTTGGCAGGAGAGATCAGGGCTTGGGCAAAAGCCTCTTGATCTGCCATGGTCATGCGCACATGGTCTGCCTGCTCAATGGCCTGAGAGGCTGCAGACTGCAAGGCATGGACCACAAAATCGGTCATGGTTCTGCCTTGAATTTCTGCGGCACGCTTGACGACGACATGCAAGTCGTGGCTGATCCGAGCCTCCAGCCTTGCAGACTGAGGCTTCAGTGAGCGAGGGACAGCGACAGTGGCTCTTGCGGTCATGACAATTCTCCTGAGATTGACAAAAATTGTACGGCAATTTGCCGGAAACTTCAACACGGAAACTGCAACCAAGAAAAATCACCCCAGCAAAGCCAGCTGATTGCGTGCTTGCTTGAGCCGAGAAGTGCCCACTGATTGGTCGGATCGGGCAGGCGTTTGAGTGCTCTTTTGCATCTTGGCTAGCACATCGTCAAAGGTGGCAATGCCGTCCACCATCTTGGCGGCCAGAGCCGCATCTGCGCCCAGCACCCGGCCTTCGCCCATGCCTCCCTGCACATCGGCAGCTGAGACGTCCCGACCCTTGGCCACGGCTTTGATGAAGGCGTTGTAGTAGTCGTCCACACGCGACTGCATGAAGGCCTGGGCCTCAGGATCCAGAGGCACATAAGGGTTACCCTCGACCTTGAACTTGCCCGCTGAGATCAGGGTGGGTTTGACTCCCTCCTCTTCCAGCGCCTTCGAGTAATCAAAGTGGGCCTGCCAGACGCCAATGGAGCCCACCTCACCACCCGGGGTGACGTAGAACTCACTGGCAGAGCAACCGATCCAATAAGCGGCCGAAGCGGCCAGGCTGTTGGCAACAGCCACCACGGGCTTTTGAGCCCGGGCTTTGACGATCTCTGAGGCCAACTCGGCCACGCCGTAGACGCTGCCGCCGGGGCTATCGATGTCGATAAGGATCTGACCCACCGTGTCATCCGCCAGGACCTGGCGCAAGGCACTCGTGAATTTCTGGGTGCTGGTGCTGCCCGGCCCCGAGATGTCATCGACCATGTTGCCGCGCTGCGTGACCACCCCATACAGGGGTAAGACCGCGATGCCAGCTCCGGTATTAGACGCGGCACGATCTGAGGCGAACTGTTTGCGCGTGTCGCGCAGCATCCGGTCCGTATTGATCTGAAACAGCGTCTCGTCGCTGGGGGACACGTCAGAAGACCAACGGGTGAGGACGGCAGTCATGGCCTGCAGACGCTCGGGCATCAACGCCCAGGGCGTGGTCAGAAATTCAGAGATCAGAAGTTGCTTGTTCATTCATGCGTTCCAAGTTCAATGAGCGCTTGCACCAATGCATGCTCATCGTTAGGTGTTTCAAAGGGGGCAGCCCACTGCTCAACCCGTGATTGCGTCAACCCGAAGGTCTCAGAGATCAAATTCACTTCTTTGGGCCCGATCACACCGGTCCTGCTGATGCGACGGGCCAGACGCTGTGCGTTGACATGAACCAAACCCCGCACCCTCTGGTGAATGGCCTGATCAGACCCGGGGTCTGCGTCAGATGGGATCGTTCCGTCTGCCGCTGCACTGTGTGATTCCAATGCCTCGGCCGCGTCCTCTTCGACCATGTTGAGCGGGCGAAGGGGCTGATCCAGTCCAGAAATCGGATTAAGGTTCTCGGCGATACGGGCCTCGTTGCGGGTGAGCCAGCCGTTTTGGATGCCGCTTTGGTAGTAAGCAGAACGGCTGGCCGCATCACCACGCATCAGGTTGGCGAAGTCAAACTCGATTTCGAGCTGATCGCCGTCAAGCATCAGGTCCGCTTCGATCGAAGCCTCCCAGCGCTCGGCCCACGGCGTCATGGTGTGCATGACGAACTCCAAGCTCTGCTGCTCGATGTTCGAGAATGTCGCCCGGTCGAGGTCCGCGATCATGTGCGGCGGCACCCGAAACAGGCGAGCGATGTCCGTGATCTGGAACTTGCGCAGCTCCAGAAACTGGGCGTCCTTGTTCGTGACACCCACCTCATGGAACTTCATGCCGTTCTCCAGCACCAGCACCTTGCCCCGGTTCGCTCCGGATTGGGCGGCCTGGTAGGACTCCCTGAACACTCGCTTGGCCTCGGCATCCTTGAAGTTGCCCGGAAACTCGATCCAGCCGCCCGTGGGTTTGGCATCGTTGTTGAAGAACCGTGCGCCATAGTCCTGCGCGGCCAATGCCATGCCCAGGCTCTCGCGGGAAAGTTCGATGGGGCTTAGACCAAGCAAGCCGTCCGAGGACAAACCCCGCAGGTGCCAAACCTCGCCACGAGGCAGGACCAGTTCGTGACCCGTCTGGTTCTGAATCCGGTAGCGGTAGTCACCTTCAGTGAGGAGCTCCATTCGCACCCGGTCCGGATGGATAGGGATCAGCTCGGTGATCTCGCCTCGGCCGTTGGCCAGGATCTGGCAGAAGGCATTGCCACGCAGGGCCAGGTGCCCCTGCAGCATCTCACGCCACTCGAACGGGTTCTGGTAGCGGTTGGGCTTCTTGCCCAGCACCCGGTAGAGCCAGTGGTCCGTCACCCGGTCCTTGCCCCCGTCCGCTCGAGCACGGTAGACAACCAGTGGCAGCGAGGCCATGGTCTCAGACAGGATGCGCACGCA